GCAACCAAGTCTGTGCGCTGGTGTAGCTCAGTCGGCAGAGCGTATCCTTGGTAAGCTGTCTGACAATTCTAGCAAATTAGAAGACACAAGGAGCACCGGAACTATACGTAGCAAGGGTTTACGGCATCGTAAGATGTTCGTATAACCCTTGTTTTTTTATCCGAAGATGCAATTTTCGTCTCCAAAACTCTATTTTTCCGTAGAAAAATTAGAAGGAGATGTTAAAGATGAAGGTCATCAATGTGTCGAAAGGGTCGATTTTTAGGCGAACGGGAAGTAAAAATTTTATTATACAATTACTTCTCACTTTCGAGGACGGAAGTACGCGCCGAATCTCCCGCTCTGCCGAAACGAAGAAAGAGGCTAGGGATACGCTGCGCGAACTGCAATCTAAAGTGTTACAGTACAACGAGGAGAACAACCCGCCGCCGCCGCCGACACGGCATAAGGGAGACTCGTTCGTCGACTACCTCGAAGGCGACTATCTTCGTGAGAAGGAGCTTGTCGAACGGTGCTCACCTCGTACCGTATACGCGACGCGTAACTCGATCCGCAAGCATATCAAGCCCGCACTCGGCAACAAACGCGCGAACGAGATCACGCCGCAGGACATCGTAAAGCTCTACGCCGATATGGGGACTCAGTATAGCCCGAGTACCGTCCGCAAAGTCGGCGACATCATCTCGAATGCCTTCCGGAAGCTCATGCGAGATGGCAAGGTCGACAAGAGTCCGACCGAATTCGTAAAAAAGCCCTCGGTCGTCCTGTACGAGAAGAAGCCGCTCACGGAAGAAGAGATCGAACGTCTCTTTCAAGCGGCGGCAGTCTATCACGCGGATCCGTGGGTTAAGAATCAGAATATGCCCGTATACCTCAAGTTGGCTCTTGCTACGGGGATGCGGCGCGGCGAGCTCTGCGCTCTCAAATGGGAGCATATCGACTGGGAGCACGGCTTCATCGAAGTGAAGAAGGCGATTGCGTACCTCGGGAACGATCTTCAAGAGAAGAGCACGAAGACGGGCAAATCGCGCTCTATCGCAGTCTCCCGGAACATCCTCGATATGCTTCGTCTGCATAAGCTCCTTCGGGCACAGGGCGAGTACGTTTTCCCCGATCGGGACGATAAGAACCGCCCGCAGAACCCCGAGACGGTTCGTCATGCCTTCGACGTGATTCGACGACTCAGCGGGATTGAGCGTCTATCGGGGCATCTGCTGCGTCATACGAACATCTCGATTATGGGAGCAGCCGGCATCGACATCCGTACGATTGCGGAACGTGCCGGACACTCGCAGCTCACGACGACGATGAGATACCTACATACGAATGCCGACCTCAATCGTAGAGCCGGAGACGTATTCAAGGACATCTGACCGTATGCTTTTCCCGTCCCCTGTCTTTATGGCAGGGGCTTTTTTTTATTGACGCGCGAGAATGCCCTTAGAACCGCTTAAAACGACTCGGGGTATACTAGGGTATAGGCTAAAGCATAAACCTCCTCAAAACGGCTAAAAAGGACGGAGGGCAGTATCGCCGGAATAGAGGACACCTTCCAAACATCGGTATTTATTGATTTTAGCCCTGATAAAATTTAGTGGCTGATTTTTCAGCTACTAAACACGGAAGGATGAACATACGTCGTATCGGCTTCTGGAAGAACATTTCGGGGGTCTCCACATTTTTCGGGAGACCCTTTAGCGTCTCGCGTATTGCTTCAAGCACGCGATCGTGACGCCTTCCGAAATTCTCGGCTACCTTCCGACTAGATACTACGACTTGATCGTTACGGAGTTCGACTAAACATTGTAAGTTTTGAGGGTACGATAAACTATATACAAAAAATGCTTTACAAATATGGACACATAACCTACAATACAAATTATTTCTAACATATTTTAACCTAAATCGACAATTAACATACCCCTTTATCACCATTCTTGAGAGAATATATTCACACTTTTATACGTCTCGATCTAAATCAAGAATTAATAATGAAAAAATAGTTATGTGTCCATTCAGAGGAGGGACAGAACTATGAATGATACAGAGAAAAAAAGGTACGCTTTGTTCCGTGCAATATCGAGACTTGACGACGAATACTTCTCACACGTCGAAAAGCTAAATGTCTTAGTGTCTTCAGAACAGGCGAAGCAGATCATCAAGTCTCAGGATATGAGGACGTTTCTAAAGTTAGACGTGAGATTCGGGCAGAAGTTTTCGTCGATCCTGCGGGAAGATAAAAACAAGAACTGCAGCATCTTCACGGGGGCTAGAACGGGGGCGTATGTCTATTACGATAATTATAAGAAAAAGGGGTACGACATTATCAGCATCGTAAAATACGCGGCTGGCGTCGAATATGTAGAAGCATTGTCATTTCTTTGCAGGTGTTACGGAATTGATGTTTTTAGGTGGGAAACCGTCCGAGGGGATATAACCATAGACGAACTTATTAAATCGAATGAGCAGTTATTATGGGAGGTGATAGATGGGAATAGATCGTTGAGATATGCTAAAAAACTAATTCCGACGTATTCGGCAATCATGGAACTATGGAAGAAACGAAAGAACAAGATAGGGTTTTTGAATGCCCTAGATGTGGACTTACAGCTCGGATCGGAATATCTGGGGAATTTTTCGGGGATAAAAAGGACGACGGCGATCAAGCATCTTCTCGTGCTCGAGTATCTAGGAATCATTACGAAGATAGATTCTCGCAGCAGTATAAAACGAATTAGCCCGACAAATACATACTACATAGAAGACATCTCGGACAAGGGGAAAGAAATTGAAGAACGATTGATCTGTTTGCATAAACTCTGTAACGGAAACGTCTATCAGAAAATAAGTAGAAAGTACATAGACGTGAAATGACAATCAATTCTGGCGGCTTCCTGCCGCCCCCTTTATCTCCCATTCATAGGGGGGAGATCCCTCGCTCGCCACTTCCACTCATTACACACACTACTCATACCTCTTACACATCTCAGTGAGCGTGTAAGGAAAACTTAAAAGGGGATGATGTCGAAAAAGAAACGATAATTAAAGTCAAAGTTTCGCTATAAAATCGCATTTCAGAAAGAGGGGGTAGAAGAAAAATATTTTAGATAGTTTATTTATGATGACTTTACGAAAAGGAGAAAAAATGTTAGCACTTATTGAAAAAGAAATAAACTTTGGGGATATTATAGATATTGCTAAACGTCATGACATGGACTACATTATAGAACCTTACTTAAAGAGTGGCGACGGGGAAGTATTCGAGGCTGTCCTTGAAAACTTTCTTGACGATCGACTTCCTACGGAAGATGACATCGTGTATGCGCTCCCGTTTATTGACGACCTCGCTAATATGAGTCACGAAAAACTTCAGAACATAAAAAAATGTATTCGTGTATTGCATCTACCTACTCCATTAAAAATGCAAAGGACTTTTTGTCTTACACCATCAGATAAAAACAGAATTTTAAGTAAAGTACTTAATCTATAATTCGAGGAGCAATAAAATAAAAGATAAGGGGCATTCGATCCGTCGGATGCTCCTTTTACTTTATCTAGGATAAACTCACCTACGAGAATACCCCTGAGACTTCCTGAGAGCCTCTGTAAGCGTTCAAAATAGATAGGGGTATAGTATGTATAGGGTTATGATTTTTGACGTGCTTAAAACGCGTTTTTTATTTTATGTCTTTTTTTATGTCTTTTTCGTGTCATAAAAAGCAAAAAAGTGGGCTTTAATATTAGAGCCGCTATTTTCAAGGGATGAGAGGATTTTACCGTATGTATTTTAATCGTAGTTGACACATATCAGAGTATTATAATATATATATAGCGTAGGTCAAATAGTCTGACAATTTTTGAATCCCGCGTCTTTATTGAGTTTAACGGCTATCTCATAGCTAGTAAGGTACAACTCACTCGAAAAAATAATTCAAAAAATAAATAAAATAAATAAAATAAAAAATTAATTTAATTCTAATATAGTTGTTATGAATATAGGCGTTTTTATGGGTAATGTTTTTTGTGAAGAACAGTTAAACGAAGGAGGGATGCAGAGAGGGGCGAGCGCAGGCGCTCATCGCCTACGGCGATACGGGTTAAATCCTTGTAGGACAAGGGCTTACGAGATTAGTACGCGGGCGCGAACATATAGGGATAAAACGAAAGGTGAATCTTCCTTGTTTCTATTCATCGGAGTTGACACGAAGAACGATAGAACTTGTGCCGCTAGGCACGGGGGCTTGCCCCTTCTCCTCTCTGTAAAAGAAAAGGTATCACGCGTATAGAATAGAAGCGTATACGAATGCTGCAAAAGTACCGTTATCATTGAGAGTTGACACGTAGAGGAAGAAGGAGAGAAATGCTGAATAAAAAGTTAAAAAATCAATTTGACAAAAAGTCAGAGACGTGTTATGATAAAAACATAAAATTCTGAAAGGAGACATTATAGCGGAATAGTCGACACGTAATGTTACAAGTGAAGAGCGAACGACGAAGGACGCGAACATATCGCCTCGAAGCGATAGGCGCGTTTTTTTGCGCCCCTTCCCCGTTACCTACATCGAATTAACAAAAATAAGGAGAACTCAATCATTATGAACGAAGACATCTATAACATCATCAATCAAATCTACATTGACAATATCAACGACATAAAATATACAACATCGACTACGGACTCCTACGAAGAGGACAATAACGATAACACGCCGATAAGAAGAGCTGCAGACGCTACGCTGAATTGGATCCTATTCGAAGACCACTACGAAGAGGCGCGAGAACTCTACCGCGAGATCGAGGAACTAACCGACGAAAGAGCCTACGATAAAGAGCGCGAGTATCAGGAGACGATACAAGAAGACCTGCGCGAGACGCCGCTAGACAACAACGAGAGCACGCTGCATGAGATGGATAAGATGCTCGACTTCTATAACCTTCTCGGAATCGACCTCGATAACCGTCGTTTCTACCATCACTTCGTCAATAAGAAGAAAAAGACATTCGGGAACGCAAACGTAACGCTCTGGGAAGCCTACAATAAAGAGCGCATGAAAACGAATGTATGGTTTTGCGTCAATGAGCCGCGCATCGTCACGGAAAAAAACAGGACTAAGCGCGTATCGAGAAGGACGATTACATTTAAGCCGAGAGTGACGGAAGACCGCCGCGCCGAGCAGATTCAGCGCTTTAATGCGTTCTATGTAGACATCGACTTCCGGAACGAGAACAACGAACACCTCGACGACTTCGCCGTATTCAAGCAGAAGAGGGGACTCGACAAAGCACTGTTAAACCTTCCGATCAAGCCTTCCGCGATCGTCGACACGAGAAACGGCTATCACGTCTACTTTGCACTTCACGAGAAGGACAAGGACATCGACCTCAACGAATGGCAAGCGACGGAACGGGCGGTATATCGCTACTTCCGCGATCACATCACGCCGTACGCAGACGCAGCCGCGACGGACGCTCCTCGCGTATTGCGAATGCCTTGTACGCTCCATAAGAAGGAGGATTCGGCGCCGTACTTCGTTACGGTCAAGAGCCTCGGGCGACAGTACGGACTCGACGAGATTCGCGCCGCATTCCCCGCCGTCCAAGAAGCGATTATACGCGACACGTCTCCGACCGAATGCCATAAGCCCGTAATCCCTACGTCGGATGTAACGCGGGCGATAGAGAGACTAGATGCTTCCTTCTTCGACTTTCTTCCTAAATACGGTGACCTCATCCTATCCGCACAGGATACGCGGACGATGCTCAAGCAGCTCGACCTTCGCGCCTTCCTTCGGCTCGACGTGAGAACCGGAGAGGCATTCTGCTCCGTCCTTCGCGTCGACCGTCATCCGAGCTGTACGATCCTCGAAAGAGATAACAACTATGTCTACTACGACCACGCGACGAAGAAGCCGCTCGACATCATCGGCATCGTACAAGAACTCGCGGGCATAGGGTATAGGGAGGCGCTCGACTTCCTCGCGGAATGTTACGGGATCACGATCGACAAGCATCCCGGAATCGCCATAGAGGAAGCAGCCGAGAAGAACATAAGCGCATTCTCACGAGCCGCAATAGACGAAGTGACGGGCTACGCCGCAATACTCATTCCGACCTACGAGGCGATCATCAATCTATGGAAGGAACGCGCCGCACAGACAGGACTCGCAGACATCTACGCCGTAAACCTTCAACTCGGGGCGCAACATCTCGCGAACATAACGGGAGCCTCGAGAGCGACGGTCGTCAATAGACTTCGCGTCCTCGAGCGTGCGGGCATCATCTCCAAGGTAGAGGCTACGGACAAGAAGCACACGAATACATATATCGTTCGCGACATATCCGACAAGGCAGGAGAACTCACGGGGAAACTCGAGCGTCTGCATCGTATCTGCGACGGGAACGTCTTCCGCAATATCCGGAACGCAGCATAAAAAAATAAAAAACTTTCGCTTGACAGCTTCGAGCACCTTGTGCTATAGTAAGAATATAAAAATAATTCACTTTTATTAAAAGAAAGGAAAAAACTACATGACAAAAGACCAAACAAACGAACTCCTCAACGCCATAAGGCAGCTTAATGAACGTCTTGACGACATCAATGAACGTCTCGACGACATCGAATACCATTTTGACGAACGTCTTAACGTCATTGACAGCTATCTTGACTATCTAACTGAAAAAGCTCTCCCCGGAATAGAAAGTGACATTTCTGAATGCGAACGCAACGTCAAAGAAGCAGTATTCGAAATTCGAGAAGACACGGAGTCCATACTTGAGCTTTCAAGCGAAATGCACGGAAGAATGTTCGCCAAGGAGATTGAAGCTAAAGAGGCTGAGACTCATAGAATACTTGAATTTGTAAAGAATCCTCCCAAAGGATTTTTTACGGAAGAGAACCTTCGTTACAAATTACCGGAGATAGTAGAAGAAATTAGTCGAGAAGAAAGAGAAAAACGCGGACTACCGGTTTAACTAAGCAATAATAACAAAATACAAGACATACGAGCACGAGAAAAAAATCTCGTGCTTTTTTGTCTGAATAGAGAATAGCGGTTTATCTCACGGTAATAGGTAGATATAAGGACAATTACCTAACTACTGAAAGGATGAACCTACAATGATTATCGAACACGGAAACAATCAATGCATCATCGACGATGAAGACGCAGAACTCGCTCGCCGCTATAAATGGCGCAAAGATACCTCTACGGGGTACTGGGCTACGTATATTCGCGACGATGGCTGCAAGAAAAAGCTCTATCTGCATCGACTCATTACTCAAAACGACACTCCGAATCCTACCGATCACGTTAACCACAATAAGGACGACAACCGGCGCGAAAACCTTCGTATCGTCTCTCATGAACTCAATGCCCGTAACCGTAGCGTAAAAAGCAATAATCAGACAGGATACACGAACATATTCAAGGAAGGCAAGAAGTACGTTATCCAAGCCCGGATTAACGGAAAGACATCTCGTCTCGGTAGATTTAACACGATCCCCGAAGCACTGCAAGCAAAAGCCGATATCTGGATGGATAGATGGGGCATCGACCTGTACGATGAAATCGAAAAAGAAATGAGCGAAGCAGAATGACCGAACTACTTATAATTGCATACGCCGCTATCATCTGGGCGACCTATCCTGCAATCCGCGAAGGACTCGAAATCTTCTGGGAGGAGATCACGGATGACTGACGGGAATTATCGCAGCAGAAACGGGCGCAAGGAAGAAGTACGCCCGATATACGGCTACGAATACGACTATTCGGCGTCTTCCATCTGGAACATGATACGGAACAAAGCCGAGATTATCGAACTGCGTAATAACGGATCATTCGCGGCGGCAGAGCTTCTCATCGACTGCGAAATCTTCGAGAAGCGCTATCTTACGCCCGAGCAACGCTCTCTTATCGAATATGTCTATGTACGCGGATACGAAACGAAGAAGGCGGCGAAACTCCTCGGCATATCTACGATCGACGCCGAAAAAATCCTTCAGTCAATCTATCGTACCTTAAAAGCGACGATCAAATGAGATTCCGCAATCCGTACCAACGAATAAAACAACATAGCGACTATACGCAAGACGAAATAGAAAAAATGATTAAAACCGCCGACAAAAGAAAAAATCCGTATCTCTATGATTACCTTATCGATCGCCTATATTTCTATTGTCCCGGAAAACGAAATACTAAGACATCATCGGAATACTCCATATTAACGGCTCGACAGGAACGAGATCGACAAAACAGAGAAAAACCGATAACGGAATATATATAGAGAGAACCTTAAACACAAAAGGAGAGAGCTGTCATAGAACTAGACAATATTTATAACGCGGATTGCTTCGATGTCATGAAAGAGATTCCGGATCAGAGCATCGACATGATTTTAACCGATCCGCCTTACGGCGTGACTCGTTGCCAATGGGACAAGATACCGCCGCTCGAAGCACTCTGGAACGAATACAAAAGAATCATCAAGCCGAATGGGTGCATCGCTATATTCGCGGGCGAACCCTTCTCATCCGCGCTCGTACAATCCAACCTAAAAATGTATCGTTATGAACTCATCTGGAAGAAGGACATTCATTCGGACTTCTTAAACGCGAAACGAAAACCCTTGAAGATTCACGACAAGATACAGATCTACTATAAGAAGCAGCCGACATACAACCCGCAGATGACGAGCGGCAAGGCGTACAACAATCGAGGAATTAAACGCGAAAGTGAATGCTACGGGAAAATGTATTCATACGAAGCGAAAAGCGGAATTACGGAACGCTATCCGTCGACTGTCCTCGAATTCAAGAGAGAGGTCGGCATACATCCGACGCAGAAACCCGTCCCGTTATTGAGATGGCTCATACGCACCTACACGAACGAAGGCGATACCGTACTGGACACGTTCGCGGGCAGCGGATCGACCGCCGTCGCAGCACTTAACGAGAAACGTCGTTTTATATGCTGCGAAAAAGAAGAAAAGTATTTTGAGGCGGCAAAAGAACGAATCGAGAAAACAGATGCCTAAAGATTACGCGAAAGCATTTTACGGCTCGGCAAAGTGGAAAGAGATTCGCGCCTTCGTCCTGCAGCGGGACTTCTATATGTGCCGCGTATGCTCTCGACCAAACGCGAACATCGTACATCATATAGAAGAGATTACGCCGAGCAACATACGAGATGCATCGATCACGCTCAACCCCGACAACCTCGTAACGGTATGCGCCGAATGCCATGACGCAATACACGAACGCTATCCGAGACAGCCGAGCCGCTACACCTTCGACGCAGACGGGAACGTACTGCCGACGGACGAAGACGAGACACGAACGGATGAGAAGGCTCAGAACAGGCTCGCGATGTACCGCGCAAGACTGCGATGACCACCGGGTAGCAAATAAGCCCCCCGGAATGCCCTCAAACCCGCGTAAAACCTAACACCGGCGCTCCCTTTTGCGTGAAAAATCTAGGGCTTTGCAGCGGCGGTGGAGAAAGAGAATATATAACTGATAATAAAAATCAATTAGAGGACAATAGAAACCGAAAAGAGGTATGCTGAAAATCAAGCAGACCCCGCTCAACGGGAGCAGGAACAAACGAGTATTTTAGTAGCCGAATTTTCGGTCACTAAATTCTTTAAGGAATCTGAAAGCCAAAAAGTCGGCTCTCAGAAATATGTTCTTTAGTGGCACAAAATTGTGCTACTAAATTCTTCGTAGAATCTACCTACGAAAAACGCGGGAAAGAATACCGTAACGATTCGTGACGGATTCTCCCCGGGGTGAACGGACGATAAGCTGACCCGTCGTTTTAACGTGTCAGGTCAGAACGGTGAACGGATTTTCCCAACTTATTGGGAAAGGCGATTCTCTCTGGGAACAACGGAAGAGAAACGGGGTGGCAAATCACAACCCCGTCGCGACGCACGTCAACGAGGAAGACAAAACCAGTACCCTGATTCGGGGGACTGATTCAAACTACACGACATCATCGACGGATTTTCGCCCACTTGCGGGCGAAGGCTATTAAAGTATCAAAGCGGAACCTTCCGGAAAGAACCTGACATTCGCACTGAAATGGGGTATGCCGAAAATTCGGCCGACCCCTCGGGAGCAGAGATGTTCTACGAAACGACGTATATTCATCCTCAAAATGGACAGATTGATGCAGAGGATAAGCAAAACTGCCAAAACGACAGTTTTGAATCACCGCGCGGCATGACGGTCATTAACGAATCCGGGCTTTATTCGTGACCATATGGACGATGAAGACAAAACGGTGAATGAATCGTTCACCGTCAACGGGATAAGGGCGTAACGAAATGTGACGCCCGTCGACGACGAAGACAAGCTGACCCGTCACTTTAACGGGTTAGATCAGAACAATGAACGAATTGTTCACCGTCAACTGATTTTCCCCACAAGTGGGGATGGCTATTAAAGTATCAAAGCTGAAAATTCAGCCGTGACCCCTACGAAGCAATCAAAGGAGTAAAAAGCACAATGGAAAACACGAGCATTATCACATCGGAAAACGTAAACGGTTATATCGACGAGAACGGCACGGCATGGATTGATGCCGAAGCAGTCGCCCGAGGATGGGGATTTACGCAAAACGCCAAAAGCGGGAATGTCGTAGTGAGATGGGAACGCGTCAATGCCTATCTTAAAGAATTTGGATTCATCCCCACAAGTGGGGACGACGTAAAGGCAGGTGACTTCCTACCCGAGAATATGGTCTATCGCCTCGGATTCAAGGCAAGCAACAAAAAGGCACAGGTGTTTCAAGCGAAGCTCGCCGACGAAATCATTCCTGCCATTCGCAAAACAGGATCATATAGTCTGGACACTCCGTCGTACCAGATAGAGGATAGAATTGCACGCGCTAAGAAATGGATCGAGGAAGAAGAGGCGCGGCAAAATCTTCTCGTCGAGAACAATCAACTAAAAGAAGAACTCGCCGAAGAATCCGAATTTAGAGCGAAAGTCTTCGACACAACGTCCTGCATCACATATACGGATGCCGCGAAGATTCTAAAGCCGCATTTTAAGAAGTTCGGGCGTAAAAAGCTAATTGAATTCCTAAAAGAGATAAAAGCAATCAATCAGAATAATATTCCGTATGATAATCAGATCGGAGCAGGGCGATTTGTCGTGAAAGAAAAATTCATCAATCCCGATGGATACGAAGGCTTTACGAAAAAGCAGGGCTATTTAACACAGAAGGGCGTCGACTGGATACTAAAGAAGTATAAAGAGGAAGTAGAGGCGTAAAAACATTATGGCTTATAACTTAAAGAGTATACGCGAAAAATTCAAAGAGAACGGTATTTTTTACACGCCACGCCCGTTAGCCGAATACATGAAGTCTTTCTTGCCTGAGAACATAACGGATGTTTACGATCCGACGTGTGGACACGGCTCCCTTCTCGAAGTATTCCCCGATTCCGTGAAAAAATACGGGCAGGACATAAACCCCGAGGCGGTAGAAGCAGCAAAATCAATCCTGAATAGTGAAATTGTTTGTAAAGACACGCTTCAATCTCCCGCCTTCATCAACAAGAAATTCCGTGCTATTATTGCCAATCCGCCGTTTTCCGTAAAATGGACGCCTGACGAATTGAAAGACGATGCTCGCTTTACGCCGGCTCCTTGTATGCCTCCGCCGTCAAAGGCGGACTTTGCTTTTCTAATGCACATCGTTCATTATCTATCTGAAGATGGTACGGCGGCTATATTGAACTCTCCGGGGATCGGCTATCGTAGGCAACGGGAAGGAAAAATAAGAAAATGGCTGATCGAGCAGAACTTTGTCGATGCCGTGATACATATTCCCGGGAATCAGTTCATTGATACTCCTATACCGTTGCTCGGTCTTATCCTTAAGAAGAATAGAGAGAATACGGACATTCGTTTTATCGATCGCGAAAATGAAGCGGAGCGCCTTGTTTCATTCGACGAAGTACGCGAGAATGATTTTTCTCTATGTGTGTCGACATACATCCAACCGAAGCAGGAGCGAGAAGAGGTCGACCCTAAAAAACTGGAATTCGATATTAGAGAAAACTTTTGTAAAAGTTTACGCGGAAGTCTCGAAATCTCCTATGTGTTACAAGTGACGATGGGCGGCGAGAGTATAGCCCCACTATTGGCAAAACTGCAAGAAATCATAGACGAGTATAAAGAACGACTTAAGGACTTAGATCGCTTGTCTCCCGTCGAATTATGTTAAAGGAAGTAGAAAACGCATGACAGAAGAGACACGTCGCAAGACGATAAAGAAGTACAAGAAACAGCTAAACGGAATAGCGAACAGTCAAACGGGCGAAACGAAAGCAGTCGTAACGATGCTTATCGACCGCTTATCCTATCTCGCCGCGCTCCTCGACGAGCTGCAGGAGGATACGATCGTCGGAGGCGTCGTCGTCCCGTACGATAACGGAGGCGGGCAAAAAGGCGTTCGGATTAGTCCCGCCGTCAACGTATACACGGCATACGCAAAGCAGTTCACGGCATCGGTTAAACAGTTGCAATCGTATCTAAGCAGTACGCAGGAGGATACGGACGCGCTGCAGGACTTCGCCGCGAAATTCTCGTAATCTTATAGGGCGCTCTTCGGGGGCGTCCTTTTTTGTATGTAAAAGGCGGTGAGCGTATCAACTATATCGAAGAGTATCATAACAAGATAGCGACGGGCGAGATCGTCGCGGGCAAGAAGATAAAGAAGGTCTACGCTCATATCGTAGATAACCTTAACGATGTCAACTCTCGCTACTACTTCGACGAGAAGGAAGCCGAAAAGGCTATCTCGTTCATAGAGACATTCTGCTGCATACCGAAATATAAGGACGGGCGGCAGCCGTTTATTTTAGAGCTATGGCAGAAAGCATTAGTATCATGTCTATTCGGATTCAAAGATAGAGAAACTGAAAAAAGACAATATAAAGAACTGTTTTTATTTGTCGGAAGGCGTAACGCAAAAACTATAATTTCGGCGGCAATTATTTTATACATTCTATTGTTTAGCGGAGAAGCGGCACAAGAGGTTTATAGCGTCGCGACAGATAGACAGCAAAGTAAAATTATCTGGGAATATTGCAAACAAATGATTTTAACATCGGAGTTATTAAAAAAATATTTTAAGATTCGCGTGAACGAAATTGTCGTTAGAAACAGCTTTAATAAATTCGTCCCGTTATCTAAGAACTCGGGAAGCATGGACGGTTTATCTCCGTCCGTTATGGCATTAGACGAGCTGCACGCAATCAAAGACCGCAATCTATACGATGTCGTCAAAGGCGGTATGTATAGCCGCGCCGAGCCTCTAACTCTTATCATGTCTACGGGCGGTTACATCGAGCAAGATTCTATCTTCGATTCTAAGTATCAGGAATATCTTTCGATCATCGACGGATACGAGGACGGAAAGTATAAAGATGAAACCGTGCTCCCCTTGCTTTACGAACTGGACTCAAAAGCGGAGCTATCGAATGAATCTGCATGGGTAAAGGCAAACCCGAATTTAGGCGTATCCAAGTCGATAGAGATGCTGCGTCAAGAGGTACAAAGAGCAAGACTGAACGAGAAGACCTTACGCGACATTCTCGTCAAGCAGTTCAACGTAAGAGAGAACGCACGAGATAGCTTCTTCTCATTCGCGGACATCGACAATCGCGCAACATTCGACCTTAACGACTTTCGGGGCAAATACTTTTTAGGCGGCGTCGACCTATCTCAGACAACAGATCTCACGGCGGCGACTGCACTCATACCGTACGAAGGCAAGCTATACGCCCATCAAATGTACTGGATCCCTAAAGACACGCTACAGGAGCATATCGACAAGGACGGCGTACCTTACGATGTATGGATTACGAGAGGGCTTTTACGGACGTGCGAAGGGCGCATCATCAACCCGTCGGATGTTTGCTCATGGTTTTTAGAGCTTCAAAATGACTACGGACTATACGCGTATCAGATCGGCTATGACCGCTATAACGCCGCGTATCTCGTCAAAGAGCTAGAAGAGAACTTCGGGAAAAGTTTATGCAAACCGATCAATCAGTCGTTCGTCGGGCTGTCATCCTATATGTTCGAATCGAAGGCATACTTCAAGAACGGCGACGTTATCTATAACGATAACCCCATCTTCAAGTGGTGTTTGCTGAATACGCTCTCGGTTACGGATACATCGGGGAATATAAAGCCGTACAAGAATCGTAACCTAACGAAGCGCATCGACGGCTATTCTTCCTTTTTGGACGCCTTCGTACTTTATCTCGACAACAAAAACGACCTTTAACGTAATATATTATAGAGAGGTGATTTAATGGAACTGCGAAATATGTTTAGTTCGATATTCGGAGGAAAACAAAGAAAAGAACCTCAGACGGTACGCCTCGAGATGCTGAACGATTATCGGCAGGTTTTCTTTACGCGGCAAGACTACTCGAACGACATTCTTCTAAAAACGTGCTTCGCGACATTGGCTAAACATATAGCAAAGCTAGAGCCGACGATTACGAAGACAGAAGGAAATAAAAGAACTCCGAATAAAGAATTTAAGGTATTACAGAACGTCTTGACGCTTGCGCCGAATCCTTACGTTACATCGTACGATTTTTACTATCGTCTTGCTTATAATCTAATTCAGAATCAGAACGCATTTATAAAGATAAACCGCGATAGATTCCGAAATGTTATATCGTTATGGGTATTAGACTATTCGTCGATTGAACCGCATGAGTTAGACGACGAAATCTATCTAAAATTTGCATTCCGTAACGGCACGAAAGAGACGATCCCTTATAGCGACGTTATTCATATAAGGCATAACTTCGGAGACGGCGATTTTATATCGCATACGGATTCTAACATTACGGATAATCTCGTTACGTTAGATGTCCTGCAAACGTCCTTCAAGAACAAGGCTATGAATTCGGGGAAGATAAAAGGTATCGCAAGCATCACGGGGCAAGCCGGATCGGAAACATGGAAGCAAAAAGCGCGAGAGCTGACGCAGAATCTACGGGATGCGACGCAGGGCGGCATTATTACGACGGATTCGACCGTAACATTTCAGGCGATCGACTCGCAGCCGGAAGCAGCCGACACAGCACAACTCGACTATATCCGCGACAACATCTATAACTACTTCGGCATATCGAAGAACATCGTCAACGGGAAGTATTCAGAAACAGAATGGCAGTCGTTCTATGAGAACACGATCGAGCCTATCGCTATAACCCTATCGCAGGAGTTTACGCGGAAGATCTTCTCGCAAGCTCAGATTAACGACGGCTACGCGATCCACTTCTCCGGGAACAGGCTCATGTATAGCGAGATGAAGACGAAAATCAACCTGATTCGCGAGCTGCGTCCACTGGGACTACTGACGACGAATCAGTGCCTCGAACTTCTGAACCTGCCTCCGATCGAGGACGGCGACGATAGAGTGCAGACGCTGAACGTAGCGAATACGGCTATCGTAGATCAGTATCAGATGGGAAAACTAAAGTCCCTGAACGATGTCGGAAGACCTAGCACTAAGGATGAAGAAGACACAGACGAAGAGGAAACAGACAAATAAAAATCCACCTGCTCTAAAATAGGACAAGTGGATTTTTTGGGCTAACCGTTTACACGAGTGTATTATACTTCACATTTTCGTAAATTTCAAGTATAATTCTTATAGCGTTGTCGAACGGAGGCGGTCAATCCAAGCCCTAGAGGGTAGGTGGTTGACTATGAACGAAACGAATATCACATTGATTTTACTCGTCGTTCTAGTGTTACTAATAAAAAAGTAACCCGCCACAGCCGCTAACTTGTTGGTAGGTTACTTCTTACTAATGTATGGGCTGACCGTTATTCACGGCAACGCCTTTTGTATACTCATTATAGCGCAAAACGCACAACTTTTCAAGAGAGGAGGGGCATTCGAGATGGAATATACAGAATTCCGCTCGGCTGAACTCACGGCATCACGAGACGAGAGACAGACGATAGACGGATACGCAGCAGTATTTAACGCGGCGACTCTCCTATACACCTTCGACGGGATCGAATACTGGGAGACAGTGGATGCAGGAGCATTCGACGGCGCGGATCTATCTAACGTAGTCCTGCGATACAATCATAGCGACAACTTCTCTATTTTAGCGCGTACATCGAATGATACCTTACGTCTAAACGTAGATGATAGAGGACTGCATATAGAGGCTGATATAGCGGTAACATCGCAGGGAGAAGACATTTACGAACTTATCCGACGTAAAGATATAACTAAAATGTCTTACGGCTATATCGTCGAAAAAGATTATATCGAAAAGGTATCCGAGATAAAGTATATACGTCATATCTCTAAAATTCGTAAGGTCGTAGATGTTAGCGTCGTAGATCTTCCTGCGTATGATTCAACCGATGTAGACGTTATAAAGCGTTCAGTAGACTGCTTTAACGAGGAAATCTTAAAGTCGATGAGAAAGAAGATAGAGTTAAAAAGTAAACTATATTAAACGCTTTTATCTTTAAGTATACGATGTATTATCATTTTGTTTTACAGAGAGGCGAGGGACAAGTCCCCGTGCCTTGCGGCACAATCGACAGTTTTCTTATGTTCGCGCCTCGCTTATCTTCTCTCGCTCAACGGAGAAGACTCGCGCTTAACCCGTATCGCCGTAGGCGATGAGCGCCGCTCGCGCGCCCCCTCTCTGCATCCTTCCTTCGTTTAACTGTTCTTCTGGAAAGACTATTACCCGTCAAAATGCTTATATTCATAACAACTATATTAGAATTTGATTAATTTTTCAAAAAGATGAAATAACGTAATATATATAGAAGAAAAAACTTCAATCCTCGGATATTCGAGGATATTTTTATTTAAGGAGCAAAATATGACCTTACAAGAAATCGAAACACGCAAGGCAGAAATCCTAAAAGAGATCGAAGACGCAGACCTCGCTCGACTGGAAGCACTCAACAAAGAGATGGATGAACTTAATGCTTCCATCGAAGAGATCCGCAAATCGGACGAACAGGATGCTGCCGAAAAGCGAAAGGCTATCGCCGCTAAGATCAATGCGGGAGAGATTGACTCGTCTCCCATCGAGCCGGAAACCAATAAGAAAGATATCGTAGAGACAAGGAAGGACAACAACGACATGAAGAATCAACTTGACACGATCGAATACCGTAACGCATTTATGGAATTTGCCAAGACTGGACAGATGAACGAGGAATTCCGCGCCGTCGCTATGACTTCCGCGAACAGCGCAGTTATCCCCGTTACGGTGCTTAATCAGATTGTAGAGAAGCTCGAGTCCTACGGGAACATCCTGCCTCTCGTTACTAAGACGAGCTATCCTGCTGGCGTCGCTATCCCGACATCGGAGCTTGCTTCTCCCGCTGTCTGGACGACGGAAGACGACCTCGCCTCGACGGGCGTCGCAGTAGAAGGCAAGGTTACGGGATCGGTAACATTCGCGGCATATCCTCTCGTCAAGGCGATCGGTCTATCCTTCCTTGCACGCGTTCAGACGCTCTCGGCATTCGAGGCAGCAATCGCTAACAACGTCTCGGCGGCTATGGCTAAGGCGATGGAGTCCGCGATTATCAGCGGTACGGGATCCGGGCAGCCGAAGGGCATTCTTAAGGAGACGGCTGCGAAGACGGTCGAGCTCTCGAAGACTCTCGCATACGACGACATTATCAAAGTTAAGAAGACTATCCCGAGCGCATACCGTACGGGCGCGGTCATCGTCATGAACGAAGCGACGTTCTATACGTTCCTCGCGATCACGGACAAGCAAGGACAGCCCGTCGCTAGAATGAATCAGGGGATCGACGGCAATCCGAACTATGAAATCTTCGGTACGCGCGTTATCGTGACCGACTGGATGAAGGACTACGATGCAGCGGGCAAGGGCGAGACGGTCGCCTTCGTCGTGCAGCTCGACAAGTACGTCATGAATACGGCGTATGACGTAGACCTCGTGACCTACATCGACAATGCTACGCGCAACAAGGTGTATCAGTCCGTCGCAGCCGTAGACGGTAAGCTCGTCGACAAGAACGGACTCGTTTTCATCAATAAGAGCAACGCTTAAAGCATAAAGAACGGAGGAGGGCATAGCTCTCCTCTTTTTCTTGCGATCAGAAAGGGGCAAGTATGCTCGAAGCAGTCAAAAGCTATCTGCGTATCGACTCCGACCTGACGGATGACGACGCTATCCTTACGCAGCTCATCGAGGCGGCGAAGAGATATATCGCCCGATCGACAGGCAAGAAGTACGTCGCAGACGATCCTCTCATGACGACTCTCGTATGTCTTCTCGTATCGCACTGGCACACGAACCGCAACGCGATGAACGGAAAAAGCAATTCGGCAGAATACCCTCATTCGATTACGGCTCTTCTTCAACATATCGAAATATCGTACGCTTACGAAGATGATAAAGCATGATATACGACGCAGGGCAACTCAATAAGAAGATAAATATTATCGGACGCGTAACGAAAGAGATAAACGGATTCGACAAGACCGTAACGGAAACAAAGTATAAAAACATATCGGCATCTATCAGACCTTCGCGCGGACGTGAATACTACGAAGCAAAACAGGTTAGTAACGCCGAGAATATCCTGATTACAATTCGTTATCGACCGAACATATCTCAATCCGACATCGTGGAATACAAAACGCACGCCTACGAAATACAGAGCGTCGTAAATCCCGACATAGCAAACGAGAGCCTAGAGCTCTACTGCATCGAGAAGATTCGCGGCGATAAGCCATCCAAGCCTAAGAACGGATGGGACGGATGAGCGCGAAACGGTATTTCTATACCGATAAAGGCGGCGATATGAGAGGCAGCGCAAAAGGGAACGTCATCGAGATATGGGATAGAGATCCTATCGTTAAAAAAGAATTTTTATTTTCCGTTACGGTAGAAGAAGTAAATTACACCGTCAAGCAGAGAAATAACAGCGAATATGCACTTTATCAACTCGTGAAGAAAAAATACCACGAAATGATGGAAAGATGGATTGAAAACTCTCCGACCGAAAAACTAAAAAGAACTCGACAAGAGAACTACTTTCCCGCAACAGGAAAATATTTCAACGTACAAGATTCAAGTTTTGATTCGTCTATTCGCGTTGTCCGAAACTTATACGAAAGACTTACGGGAAAAGAGATAAAGAGCGTCTACGAAGCATATATAGAACAAGGGCAAGTCCGATGAGCGCAGACCTATACTTTGAGAACATCGATGAATTCCGAGACAAGCTAAATAGCGTAGTAGAAGAGTATACGGAAACAGCCGAGAAGCACTTAAAACGTGCCGGGAACAAGCTCAAGAAGTTAGCCTCGGAGAATACGCCCGTAAGCGGGAAGTCGGCGAAACCTCTAGCTAAGTCATGGAAGGGCAAAGTTACGGGGTTATCAAACGACGAGATCCAATACGAGCTGCGTAATACGTCGAAAGTATATCATCTAGTCGAACGCGGTCATGCGATGGTAGACCATAAGGGAAACGTAAAGGGATTCGTTCAGGGGAAGCACTTTTTCGATAAGACGATGCAGGAATTTGAGAACTCGGATATTATGCAGACAGAATTAGAAAAATTATTTAAGGACATTAAAAAGAAGATCGGGTGATTTACGGATGCTGCAAAGCGTAGATATTCTAAAGCAAGTACGCAATAAACTAAAGTCCGTATACACCTATACGGTATATCTCGACGACTCAAAAGAAAATTATAGTTCGCCGTGTTTCTTCTTACGGCTTAATATCGATCGAAGACAGGCAGGAAAGCATAAGTTTTTATGCAGCGGGAATCTTTACGTAACCTACTTCGCTACGAAGGGAACGACGGATGCCGTAGAGTTTTACGAAATCAAGGACGAAATTACGGCTCTGTTTCATACAGGATTCAAAGTCAAGGATAGATACATCAAAATAAATAACATCTCCTCAATTACAGATGGAGAAGATGCAGACATCATTTACTTTACGCTGAAATTCGAGTTTTTCGATACACTCGGCGAAGAGGAAGAAACGACGATTAAGATTATGAACATCAAACAGGAGGCTAAAATATAATGGCTCTTAAAATGCCTAACGTATTTATCTCTTTCAAGGAAAAGGGGATTACGGCAATTCAGCGTTCACAGCGCGGAACTATTGCGATGGTTTTCCCCGTGTCGAATCCGACGGACAACGTAACGCATATTTATAGCGTTGACGACATCCCGGAATCGTGGACAAAGTACAAGAAAGAGCAGATCGAGCTCGCGCTGAAAGGCTATCAGACATCGCCGCGTAAGGTCATCGTTATGGATTGCCAAGGCGAAGTAAAATCAACGCAACCAAAGCCGGGCGGCTCAGAAGGCGAAACTGAAGAAGTAACGGTCGATGCCGACTTTACGAAAGTGCTCAAGAAGCTCGAAAAGACTTACTTTAACTGGCTCGTTATCCCGGGCATCAAAGATAAGTACACGGAGACTATCGCTACATGGATCAAGGGAATGCGTACGACGAAAGACACTAAAGTCTGCGCCGTGCTTCCGAACTGTAGCGCCGATAACGAAGGAATCGTAAACTTTACGAATACGACAATCAAGACCAAGGCAAAGACATTCAGCACCGAGGACTACTGCTCGCGCGTCGCGGGTATCATCTGCGGAACGCCCGCGATCATCTCATGCACGTATGCGCCGCTTCCGGAGCTTATCGAGGTCGAACAGTATACCGACGAAGAGATGGATCAGAAGATCGGCAAGGGCGAATTCTTCTTCTTCGACGACGGCGAGAAAATCAAAGTCGCGCGGGGGATTAACTCGTTCGTTACGACGATGCAGGGCAAGGGCGAGAGCTTTAAGAAAATAAAACTCATCGACCTCATGGACATGATCCACTACGACATCAAGAAAACGTCGCATGACAGCTACATCGGCAAATATGCGAACAGCTACGATAACCGCTGCTTGCTTATCACGGCGATTAACGGCTATCTCCATACGCTCGAAACGGAAGGACTTCTCGAACGCGGTCAAAATAACTGCTATATCGACGAGACAGCCGTCAAGAACTGGCGCGAATCCAACGGTAAGAACACGCGCGAGGAACTCGAGAATATGAGCTCGCAGCAGATTAAAGAGCTCAATATCCACGATAACGCATTTCTCGCGGCAGACCTCTCCCCGCTCGACGCACTGGAAAATATTACGCTCAAGTGTACGGTAGAATAAAAGGATGATGGACGAATGAAGGAAATGCAGTCGAAACAGGTCGTATACGGAACATACGGCAGTATGTGGATCGACGGCTACGAGGTCGCAGAAATCCAAGAACTCAAGGCGACGCTCTCAGCCGATAAAGTAGAAGTCAAGATTGCTCGCAAGATGAGCAAGGGGTATAAAGTTACGGGCTACACGGGCAAAGGCTCTTTCAAGGTGCATAAAGTATCTTCTTATTTTATCAAGAAGCTCGCGCCATCCATCAAGGAAGGCAGACAGGTTTTATGCACGATCATCTCGAAGGTCGACGATCCCGATGCGCTCGGCGTCGAGCGTGTCGCTCTCTATAACTGCCTCATCGATAGCGTCGACCTCGTGAATTGGTCGGTCGGTAAGATCGGCGAGGAAAGCTATAACTTTAGCTTCGAGGACTTCGATATGCTCGACTCTATCGACGGGTAATAATGAAGATGGATGTCGTAGCGTGTAGTAAAAATGATGAATGGTATACGCCCGCATACGCTATAACCCCGATTCTAAAGTACGTCGCGGATAAAAAAGTAATCTGGACGCCATTCGATACGGAAAAATCTCTATTCGTGAAGATGCTTCGCGAACGAGGACATGAAGTTATACATACACACATAAAAGACGGTAAGGACTTCTTGACGGCAGAGCCGCCGGAATGCGATGCGATCGTCTCGAATCCTCCGTATTCTAAGAAGACTGAAATACTAGAGCACCTTTATGAGATCGGAAAGCCGTTCGCTATGCTTATCAGCATACCGGGGCTATTTGAGTCGCAGAGGCGCTTTACGCTATTCCGCGATAATCCCTTCGAGATTATGTATATGAATAAGCGTATATCGTACTTCAAGAGTTATGACGACGAGAAACCGTCGCTAAATCCGCCATTTTCGAGTGTATATGTATGTCGCGGCATACTCCCGAAGCAAATAGTATTTGAAGAGATAGACAAAAAGGGGAAAAAGAATAAATGAACGCACTGGAACGACTTCTTAAAGCCGACGCCGCAAAAGTTACCGAAAAGCCAAAGAAAGAAATCGAGATTCCGAGACTATCGAAGATTCTCGGCGAAAAATTTATCCTTACGGTACAGGCACTAGATACGGAACTACTCGCCGAAATCACGGAGAATCATACGGAGTACACTAAGAGCGGCAAAGTCAAGAAGGCTAATAACTATAAGATCGGGCTTGACATGGTCGTAAACGCCGTCGTCGAGCCGGACTTCCGAGATGAACGTCTACTCAAGCATTATTCGGCGGCAACTCCGAATGACCTCGTAGCGAAACTATTCCTCGCGGGCGAGATCGGTAAGATTGCAGAAGCCGTTACAGAGCTATGCGGAGTCGAGAAAACACAGACGGAGATCGATGAAGAAGTAAAAAACTAATCGAGACAGACGGCGAGGTAAACCTTCAGTATTATCTATTCCGTTTTCATCATATATGCCCGGTTGAGTTTTTGAGCATGGGAAAGAACGAAAAGAAGATACTATACGCTATGATTCGTTACGAGATGGAACAAAGAGTAAAAGAAGCTACGCCGCCTGACGAATGGGAAGAATGAACATGAGAAGCATATAGTTATTTCATTTTAGCTATATGCTTCTTTTTTTGTATGAAAAAGTAGGTGAGAAAGTATATGCAGATAATAGACGCCGTTCTAAGACTCAAGGATAACTTTACAGGCGTTATCCAAAAGGCGACGAAGAATATCGACGAGCATCGGTCGCAACAGCTCCGCACGGCGAAAAGCATCCAACAGACGGGAAAGAGCATAACGGCACTCGGAGACAAATTCGCGCTTTTATCCGCGCCGATCCTAGCTGCAGCTACGGCGGGCGCAAAGCTCAACTCAGATTTTACGGTCGGACTCGCTAAAGTCTCGACGCTCGTCGATACGACTACGGTCGATATGCAGAAGATGCGGCAGGAACTAATCGCACTATCTAACGAGACGGGCGTATCCGTTACGGAACTGACCGAGGGAACATATCAGGCGATATCGGCTTCCGTGGACGCAAGTAAAGCGGTCGACTTTATGCGTGTATCGGCACTCGGCGCAAAAGCCGGATTTACGAATATGACGACCGCGACGGATGCCTTGACTACGATCATAAACGCCTACGGCATGGAAACCGAACGCGCTTCCGACATGATGGATCGTCTCATCGTTACGCAGAATCTCGGTAAGACGACAGTCGATGAAGTCGGTAAGTCGATCGGTCAAGTCATCCCTACGGCTGCGAGCGCGGGCATGAGTATCGACGAACTTCTCTCCTCGGTCGCATCCCTAACTGCGAGCGGTACACAGACGAGCGCGGCTATGACGGGACTCAAGGCAGCTCTGTCTAATATCATCAAGCCCTCGAAGGATGCATTCGAGACAGCAGAAGCCCTCGGGCTGCAGTTTAACCAAGCGCATTTACAGGCGGTCGGATGGGCTCAATTCCTCGACGAGATTAAAACGGCTACGGGCGGCAACGTCGAGACGATGGCTAAACTGTTCGGGAGCACGGAAGCACTTAATACGGTGCTCTCGCTCACGGGCAACGGCGCGAATAAATTCCGCGAATCCCTCGACACGATGGCAGACAGTACGGGCGCGACAAACGAAGCGATCAAGAAACTCGACGCGACTCCCGCCGCGCAGCTAGAGAAAGCCGTGAATCAGCTCAAGAATGCCGCGATGGAGCTCGCGCAGGGATTAACGCCTCTACTCAGCCGTACAAGCCGGATGACGAAAGCGTTCGCCGAATGGCTCGCTAACCTGTCTCCGCTGCAAAAAGACCTGCTCTTCGGCATGGCTCAGTTTATCGTTATCGGCGGCGTCGCTCTATCCGTGGTCGGTAGGGGCATAGCCCTATTCGGAGGATGGTACGGCTCTATCGTCAAGGCATCCTCGGCAATCTCTAAAGCGGGATCCGTTACGGGAGCACTCGCGGCGAAATTCCCATTCTTACAGACGGTTATAAGCGGCGTTATGAACGGCTTACGTTCTTTTGGCGGTATCCTAGGATCTCTAAGAGGGAACTTCGTAAATGCGATTAGCACAATCGGAAGAGCTATATTAAGCCTACGAAACCCTCTAATGGCGATTCGCGTACTTATGGCTACGAATCCGATCGGTTTAGCCCTTCTTGCACTATCGGTAATTATACCGTTCGTTATCGCACACTTTAACGACTTCAAGCAAGTTATCCTCGTTGTGTTTAATCATATACGGAATACCGTAAGCGGCGCTATGGATAAGGTACAGGCTAAATTTTCTAAGGTCATGGAGAAGCTAGAAGCCGTCGGCGATAAGTTTTCCCTTGCTTATAAGAGAATCATGAGCGCATTCGGCGCGACTACGGAAGAGAGCGGTTCTAAAGTGTCCGTGATTCTGAACACATTGGGAGCTGCATTCGAGGCGGTATTTGACCTATGTATTATCGTCGTTACGGGCTTCGTCTCCGTCTATGCCGATATTATCGGTACGGTGATAGATGTCGCGGGCGATCTTATCTCTTTCATTTCGAACGTCTTTACGGGAAACTGGTCTGCTGCGTGGAGCAATATAGCGGACATCTTCGGACATATCATCGACGGGATTAAAAATGTATTCTCGTCCATGATAGACACGCTATCTAGCGGATTGGATTATATTCTCGATAAAGCCGGGATGGCTCAGTCTGCCTCAGCAGAAGCGGGCGGCGAAGAAATCCCCGGTCACGCCATCGGCACGTCATGGTTCGCGGGCGGCAAAACGTGGATTCATGAGAAGGGCGCGGAGATCGTCGACCTTCCGACGGGGACTCGTATCATACCGCACGACGAATCTCTCAAGCAGCAGTACCGCAAAGGACTAGAAAAAGGCAGGGCGCAGCAGCCGCAAGGACAAACGATCAGTATAGCGAAGCTCGCCGATAGTATCGTAGTACGCGAACAGGCTGACATCGACCGACTTACCGAACAGATCGTATTCAAGATTCAACAGGCGGCTATAAATAACATGGTCGGAGCAGTCTAAAGAAAAAACGACCTCACAGAATCGCTCAGAACCGCTCAAACGAAGATGCCCTTATAGTTTATATAGGCTAAAAAATGGGTGCCTTAAAAGTAGCATACGGAAGCGAGAGAGGCATATTTCTATATATAGTAAAATCATACGATAAAAACACTATATATAGTAGCGGAAATGGAGCATATTATATGGCATGGAACGATATAAAAAAGGAAGCGGGGAACTTCCTCAAGAGGGAGGGCGCGAAGATTCTCGACGGGCTCTTTTCGAAGACGGGAGTCGTAACGCTATCATGCAGCGGCGAGACTTTAACCTTCCCCGTTACGCCGTCCGAATTCGGCGTTTCAGTATCCAACAACAACGGGACGGTAAATATTATCGGTGCGGGCGATTATAATATGATAGGAAAGACCGGACTAAAGCAGATTACGATTAGCTCGTTTTTCCCGGCTCAGAATTATAACTTCTCCGTCGGCGATACTTCTGCTTACGAGCTCGTCGAGATGATCGAGGCATGGAGAACCGGAACGGAACCCTTGAATATATCCGTAGAGGATAGCCCGATAAACTTCGATTGTTTGATCGAGTCATTCTCGTATAAGGAGCAGGACGGCTCGGGCGACGTATACTTCGACCTGCAGCTAAAAGAATATCGTAGAGTCATCGACACAGTGACAGACGAAGAAACCGGACTTAAGGAAAGACCTTCTACGCTAGAACAGATCGGAAAAGATACCGCCGTACAAATCCTACAGGGTAAACCGCCGCTCAAGGCAATCAAGGAAGCCGGAAGAAAGGCGCTCGTACAAGTGGGCGAAGGATACCTAAACAAATACAAAGACATGATAAAGATCGGAAAAGTAAAGATCGGCGACTATATCCGTATATCGGAAAAAGGAATAAAGATAAACGAAAAAGAGATCCGAAAAGATGCCGAAAAAGAAGTTAAGAAGTGGGCGCACGATAAACTAAAGATAAAGGTGTAAGCGATGTTTATCTTGAAGAATAAAGACGTAGATATAACGAACTATGTCACGGAAATAAAATGGTCGGGCGACTTAAACCAAGCAGGGAGAAAATTAAACTTTGTTATTGCCTATACGACGAATGAAAAAGACAGTATATGGAAGAATGCAGATATTAGTATCGGCGACCGCGTGAATCTATATTATGTAGACGACGTATCACAAGAGCAATATAACATATTTTCGGGCAAGGTGTTTTTACAGTCTCGCAACTCCGAATCCTATACTATGGAATATGTCGCTTACGACAATCTGATATATCTAGCTAAGTCTAAGATGACCTATAAATTCGAGGATGCCGTTATAGCGGACGCGATAAAGACCGTCGGCTCTGTTTTGGGTGTATCGACGGGCGACTTCTGCGACGATGCGAAGAAGTATAAAATATCGTGTATTGCGGACGGTATGACAGGATCGGAAATTATAAATAAGTGTCTGGAAACCCTGAAAGCATGGACAGGATGGAAATATCATGTTTACATGGCAGACAATCAGGGCAAGCAGCTCTTAAACGTCGTTCGCGCCGATACCGTCATCGACGACTTCACGATAACGGACACGAAGAATCTAACGTCTGCTTCTCATAGTGCCTCTATCGAAGATATGAGAAATCAGATCTGCATCGTCGACGAGAACGGCAATATAACGGGCTATCTCAAGAACGAGGAAGACATAAAGAAATACGGACTCCTTCAGGATGTCTATAAGGTCGACAATAAGCAGGATACGCAGACGCAGGCGAAATCTATGCTGCGCAGGGTAAAGGAAGCGTCCCGCGTATCGGCGCTCGGGAACTATCGATGCATCTCGGGATTCGCGGTCGAAATACAGGAAGAGCAGATAAAAGGAAAATTCTTAATCGAGACGGACGAGCATACGATCCAAAACAACACGCACACGATGGATCTAACGCTAACGTATATCATCGATCCCGATGATTCCGCGAATATGAGTAGCGAAGGGAACACGAACCCGCAGCCGCAGACGAAAAAAGGCGGATCTAAGGCAAAAGTATCGAAGAACTTCGACGAGGGCGTTAAAGCATGGCAAGGCGCGACGATGAATAACCATGAGGACGGCTGCGTCGAAGCCGTTACGAAATTCGGATCTTACTATTCGCCGTTCCTAGCGAGCGAATACTCAAAAGGTACTGTATCGGTATCAGCTCTCGTAAAAAATGCGGGCGCGAACGTGATACCATTCGAGGCATCGAAGCTGCGTAAGGGCGATATCATCGTATACAACGGGGACGCTCACGCAGTCGCATACGATGGAAACGGCGGTTACGTCGGAAACTCGTCGAGTCAAGACAAGATCGTACACGGTAAAAACTACGAGCAGATGGGCGGGCTATATCCGTCGCGAATCATCCGCACGTCGCAGATATAAAATAACGTAATATATTATAGAGGGAGGACTAATAGTTAAATAAAAATTTAACATATAAAAACAAATGATTAAATCTATCAAAATAATGCTTAAGCCAAACAATAAACAAAAATCTTTATTATTTCAGTGCGTAGGAACAGCTCGATTCGCTTTTAACTGGGCACTAGCAAGAGAAGAAGAGAATTATAAGGCCGGAAATAAATTTATAAGTGACTGCGACCTACGTAAAGAATTAACACAATTAAAAAAGACCGAAGAATTCTCATGGCTTAAAAATTATAGTAACGATATTCCGAAACAAGCTATTAAAGATGCTTGTGATGCCTATAAGAAATTTTTCAAGGGATTATCTAAGAAACCTAAGTTCAAATCGAAGAGAAAAAGCCGTCCAAGTTTTTATGGAGATACCATCAAGACAAAATTCGGAGAGCGCCATGTATATCTATCTAAAATAGGTTATATAAGGCTCGCGGAGCATAATAGAATCCCCGAAGGTTCTAAAATTATGAACCCGAGAATTACTCATGACGGCTTAAACTGGTGGATTTCGGTCGGAATAGAAGTTCTCGAGATAGATACCACGGACGAATGCACCGAACCTATCGGTATCGATTTGGGTATAAAAGATTTCGCCGTCCTAAGTGACGGAAAAGTCTATAAAAATATTAATAAGTCGCGTACGATAAAACGTGCGACAAAAGCCCTCAAACGACTCCAAAGACGCGCGAGTCGTCAGTACAAAAGATTGAAAAACAACAAGAAAGAAGGAGAAAATCGTTACAAGAAAAGCGCGAACTTAATAAAGTTAGAAAAGAAAATCCTAAAACTCTATAAAAGAATGTCTAATATCCGAGATAATTATATTCATCAGATTACGACTGCTCTAGTGAAAACCAAGCCGGAGTATATCGTAATCGAAGATTTAAATGTCTCGGGTATGATGAAAAATAGACATCTTTCTAAAGCTGTCATGAATCAGAAATTCTACGAGTTTAGGAGAATCTTAACTTATAAATGTTCTCTTTACGGGATTCCGTTATTTATTGCCGATCGTTTTTATCCGTCCTCTAAAACTTGCTCCGAATGCGGACATATCAAGAAAGATCTGAAACTCAAAGATCGTACTTATATATGCCCGGAATGCGGTATAGTTCTAGATCGAGATCTAAACGCGGCGATAAACCTACGAGAATATCCTAGGTCAGTAGCCTAATCACCTAAAACGATACTACTGATATGTACCGATTCGTTAGTCGGGAATTTAAGCCCTCGGAGCGTTATATCAAACGAGAGTAGTTAGCCTGAATAAGGCGGCAAAATCGGACGCTATGAACTGGGAAGAGAACATTAAAGCTAATGACTTTATATAAGCTTCTAGTAACGGATGTTTTTTTTACTCCTTTTCATTCCTCCGGGCGAGGGGCGCTTTAACGGCGTCCCTTGCTTATTTTTTATTATAGAAGAAAGCGGGGCGCAGCATGAAAGAAAACCCGTATCAGCAATTATTAGGAATCATGGCAGGAGTATCTCAGAATAACCAATCTCCGACTCTAGTTATCGGAAAAGTAATATCTGACCTGCCTAATATCCGAATACAGTATAACGGCATCGTCCTAGATAAAAATGACCTCTGGATAAATGACTACTTGCTTACAAATCATACGAGGACGCATAAGGGGCATATCGTATCAGCGACACAAGATAGAGCGGGCGGCGGCGGTTTAGCCTTATTTGCTTCGCATAGCCACGACATAGACAATGACTATACAGATACGGAAACAACGACCGACTCAGATCTAAAAGTTGGCTACTACGTCGCTATGTTCCCCGTAACGGATTCTACAGATGGAACAAAGCAAAAGTATGTCGTTCTATGTCATATCACGCGAGGATGGACGCTATGAACACTTTCACGTCAATAAATTATTTACAGTGGATAGAACTAATGGAAGCGTTTTATAAATTCAAACGCGAAACCGAAAAGATTACATTTTATCCGAATGAAATTAAACGTATGGAACAAAGTATAATTGAGTTAAATCCGAATTCTTCTTTAACGAGGTGAAAAGGCGCATGAATCCTTTTATAAAGATGGAAAGAGTAAGAGTCGAAAACGAACTGCCGGAACTAAAAGAATTTGCGTGGGACTTCGACAAAGACCGTTTTATATATAAGACCGACGGCACGATCCGAACGGTAAAAGAAAACGAAGCCTTGAAAGTCTGGATATATAAAGCGCTCAAGACAGAGAGATATCGCTTCGAGGCGTACTTGCACGGTATCTATAACCTCGAATCCTCGTACGGCGTGGAGCTCGAGAAGTATATCGGCGCATATCCCAATAACGCGAGAACGGCGACGCAGATCGAACAGCGGATAAGAGAATGCTTGTCGATCAATCCGTACATCAAGAACATTAACTATATCCGTATAGATGACCTACATAAAGACCGCCTGACGATCGGGCTATCCGTTACGTCTATATACGGTACATTCGAGCAGGTGATTTAATGGCATTCGAGATGCAATATAAAGATCAGATACAAAAGCGCATGAAAGAACAATTCGCGAAGGTATCGGACAAGGCAGACTATGAAGGCTCTTTCAGCCGCGATTTAATAAACGCGAACTCTATCGAATTCGAGAACGCCTACGCCGAGATGAATCTTATGGTCGATGCAGCCTATGCGTTTAGCGCATGGGGCGAATACCTGACGGCACGATGCGCAGAATTCGGCGTCGATCGTAAGCCCTCGGTCAAGGCGAAGGGCGAAGTTACTTTTACGGGCGGGCAAGGCGTATTTATCCCGAGAGGCTCGCTCGTCTCGGTCAAGAACGGCGCTCAGTTCTCGACGGACTCCGACATTATGCTCGGCGGCGACGGCAAAGGCACTGTTAAAATTACCTGTACCGAGGTCGGGAGCAAAGGGAACGTACAAGCGCATACGATCACGAATATGCCCGTATCTATCTCGGGCGTTACGGAAGTAGACAACGAGAAGGCGACGCAGGACGGCGCGGACGAAGAAACCGACGAAGAACTGTTAAAGCGATATAGCGTAATCGTAAGAACACCTGCTACGAGTGGAAACAAGTATCATTATTATAACTGGGCTATGTCTATTCCGGGCATCGGGGGCTGTCGCGTTATCCCTCTATGGCAAGGCAAAGGCACGGTTAAGGTTATCGTCGTAAACGCAGAGATGCAGTCGGCGGGGCAGGATCTAGTAAAGGCGGTTAAAGACTATATCGAGAGCGTCCGTCCGATCGGCGCGGACGTGACCGTCGTAAGCCCGGCACCGAAGAGGATCAATATAACCGTAGATGTACTAGGCAAAGTAGACGTATCGGAATTCAAGGCGGCGGTCAATAAATATATCTCCTCTAAGAATCTAGATATGCGCTATATATCGTCTGCTCAGATCGGGAAATTGCTCATGGAACAGAATATTACGGACTACCGAAACTTAAAACTCAACGGCGCGGACAAAGTGACGGCGACGGACGCAGAACTGCTCTCGGTCGGAGAAGTGACCGTAAACGAATTCACAGTATTTGAGTGATACGGTATGAATTTTATAAGAGAAGAAGACGCGAATCTCGCGGCATATCTCCCCGGATTCGTGACGCGAGACAAGGAAATAAATACGTTATTATCGGTAGAGTCCGAAGAACATAACAGACAGCGCGAGCTACTTATCGACATCCTGAAACAGTTCTTCGTACATTCGGCGACGTGGGGACTCGACGCGTGGGAGAAGTCTTTCGCGATCTACTCGAAGCCGGGCGAATCGTATGAGCTGCGCCGCGCTAAGATATACGCCAAACTGCAATCTAAGCAGATATCGACGGTAAAATTCTTAACGCAGCTCGCCTCGAAATTCTTCCCCAAACAGGCAAGCGTCGAGATAAAAGAAGTGAATCCCGAGAATCTGTTTTACCTTATAGCGAACTATACGGCACTAGATAATGACTATTTTGCGTTAAGAGACGCAATAGAAATTTATAAACCTGCACATTTAGCGATGATTATTCAACGTTTTCTCGACGGCGTAGGAGGCTTTCGGCTCGGTGGTATGATTCAACAGGCTAATGTTATTCAGATTTTACAAGATGGGGTAAATAGCAATTACATAGGCGAATTAGGATTAAAATAAACGAGGTGTAGATATATGGCAAAATATCCAAACATAAAATTGACGCAAAAAGGGTTAGATATGGCGATAAACGCTGATAAGTCTAAGAAATTGATATATACACATATCGGTTTAGGCGATGGTAGACTTGCAGAAAACGAAGATATATTGACGCTAACAGCGATGAAATCGAGAAAAATTTACGCTGATATATCAGATATAAATAATGATACGCAAAACCAAGTGACATTAGAGACTGTAGTATCAAATAAAGTAGTAAATGAAGGATTTTACGCTCGTGAAATAGGTATATACGCCAAGCTAGGCGATAACGGGCAAGAAGTCCTTTACGGTTATGCCAATGCAGGGGACAACTGCGATTATATGCCTGATAAGACACAGCCTATCGACGAGTTAAAACTACGCATTACGCTCATTGTCGGTAATGTTGATAATGTGACCGCAGTAATCAATAGTTCGATTATCTTTATCACTTTGGCAGATTGTAGGCGTGAGATTGCGCGACATAACGCTGACCCGTTGGCACATGATAACCTAGCGCGAAAAGACGATTACTATACAAAGCCCGAAGTAGACGCAAAGCTAAACAGCAAAGCGAATATAGAGCACGGGAATCATGTACCTGCAACAGAACAAGCCGACAATGCTAGATTTTTGAGAAACGATAATACATGGCAAACGATTACGCCTAACAACATCGGCGCGTATCATAAAACGGAAGTAGATAGCCGCGTAAACGCCAAAGTAAACAAAAGCGGCGATACTATGACAGGCACATTAAATTTTGCTAATGATGTCGGTACTTGTTTAACTGGCACAATGGCAGATAATGATTGGTGGCGTATATATGCAGGTAACGCTGGAAGTAATGTCGGTTATTTGGCATTAGATACTTGTGACGATGGTGCAGAAGAAATTTGTGTAAGGCAATTTGGTGGTGGCTTTCAAAATCAAATACGTGTAGCACAACTTTTAACTCAAAATGGAGAAACAACATTTCCTGTTTCTGTATCTGCTCCAACGTTTTATTCTAATGATTGGTTTCGTGTAAATGGTAATGGTGGCATACATTGGCAAAATTATGGCGGCGGTTGGTATATGCAAGATAATGATTGGATACGTGCGTGGAACAACAAAAATATTTATACTGGAGGTAAAATAAGAGCCGACGGCGGTTTTGAAGGCGTAGCAACAAAATCTTATTATCCACATGGGTTTAGTGGGTATAACACTGACAATCAAGGTTGGGGTAATCAAACAGGCAGAACTTTAACAAGTTGGTATACATCTAATAGCGGGTGTATAGATTTTCGCGAAAATGGCGGTCAGCTTAATGTAAAAATAGATGGTGTTTTTTATCAAGAAGAAGGTACTTATCGGGTTCTCGACGAGCGCGACAAAAGCGATATTATATCGCATACTACACAAGTAGCAATCTTAACAGGAACTATCGCACATGGAGGTACAATTCCGCTTCCTGCGGGTTACACGGAAGCACAATGTAAATGGATTGTATCTATGGCAAATGATAACCCAAATAATGCTCCGTGGGATATTGATGAGGGGGGTTCGCATTTGCACTATAAATTTATATGTACGACAGATGGCAGAAAAGTAAATTGTCAAACTTATTTGGGACACTCATATGGCGCTCGTTGGGTTTCTTCCATTGCTAACTATATGATTATCGGAGTGAAATGATATGTTTTATATTTTTAATAAAGAAAATCAATGCGTTAGTTCTTGCGATTTTGCGCCTAACACAGATGATTTGGCGGCGCGAAATGAAAAAGCGGTTGAATCGACAAAAATATATAAAAATATTGCGGCGTTGCAACTCGAAAATAAAAAAATTGTTGAAATTGAAGTAAGACAAACATTTACTGAAAATAAAAAATCTGAAAAGAAAATATCGCTTACTGAAGAAATCGCAATGTTGAAAGAGCGTATAGAACAACTTGAAAAACAAGGTGTATAGCTATGTGTATGTACTTTTTAATCAGAAACGGTTTTTGCGTTGGCGTAAGCGAATCACGGCAAGAGTTAGAACAAATAAAGCAGAGCGGCGATACCATAAATGAAATGAAAGATGAAAAAAGAGCAGATGAAATTTTTACGATTGATAACGAAGGAAATGTAATAAAGAGGTGAGGTGGACATGGGCATTGATATAGGGCTGTTTATGGCTATTGTCGGCGGTTTTATTACAGTGTTTACTTTTTTCTATAAATTAATCATTTTTCCGCTATCCGAAGCAATTAACGAACTAAAGAATATGATTGCGGAATTGCGTGCAGAAATCAAAGCCGAGCGTGAGAAACGTGTCTATATTGATTCGCGTGTCATAGTTTTAGAAGAAAAGGTTAGGCATATCGAGGATATGATGAAATGAAAGATTACATGAGAGAAGTAACGGTGAACGGAATTGTAGCGGTAGCGTTATGCGCCGCCTTACTTATTGCTGTATGTGTCGGGCAAATGGACATGAGCCAATCATTAGCGATAGGATTACTAGGGTTTTTGTCAAAAAGCGCGATCAAATAAAGGATGATGTAATCATGCAGAAAGTAAATATAAAGAAATGTAACCTCGACTACGACTATAATCGCCTAAGTACACGAAGCAAAACCGATATGATCGTTATACATCATACGGGCAACCCGCAAGATGATGACCTGTCAACAAGAGAGATTAACGCTTCTCATCAAGCGCAAGGATGGACGTGCATCGGATACCATTACGTAGTACGCAAGGACGGAACAGTCGAAGAGGGGCGCCCGCACTGGACGACGGGAGCGCACGCGTACGGCGAGAATAGCCATACAATCGGGATCCACGTCTGCGGCAACTTTGAGATCGGCGAGCCGACGGATGAGCAGATCGAGAGCCTCGCGATGCTTCTAGCTAACCTATGCTCGGACTACGGGCTGCCGATCGACCGCGATCACGTCGTCGTACATCGAGAGCTTATGCCGACCGCCTGTCCCGGCAGAAATCTTTACGAGATTATAGATACCGTGGTCGGCAAAGCTATTTTCTACTATGATAACTAAGGAGAAATGTAAAATGTCAAAGTGGACAGATTTTCGGGACGAAGTAGTCAAGAGTGCTAAGCTCGACAACATCGCCGAGCAGACGAAGCAGAATATCATGAACGCGATCCTTGCGGACGGTCTTCCGTTCATCGAGGCGACGGCTCAGGCGTTCACGGCAAAGCTGCAGGAACAGGCGAAGAGCGAAGCCGGATGGAATATGCTCCGAGACAAGTACGTCATCCCGATGTGCTTCAGCATCGGGCTATTCGCCGTCAAAAACCTCGTAGAAATCACGGTAAAGAATGTAAGATAAGGCTGCTCATAAAGAAGATACGCATAGAAATTTTCTATGCGGTCTTTTTTTTTGTAAAAAACGAATAGAAAGATACTATACAATGAAAAATAATATGCTTTTTGATAAAAAAGAATAATATAACCCAAAACATAGAACATATATTCAATAAAATGTTGCAATTTTTGTCGCGGTAGATCCTGTAGAGCCGCATGAATAAAGGGCGCAGGGGAATTTTTTAGGATGCAATTTTTGACGCATTTTTGAGATTCGCGATAAGAAACGATATACCGATTAGCGATATAGAGATAAAAGAATATAAAACAATAATCCGGACGAAGCAGCGGGCAAGAGATGACAGCCGACACGAAAAAGCATCCGAGAGACGAAAACAGGGTAAAAATTAGAGCGATTTAATGATATGTTCTCACGAAAAAACGACGCGAGAGGGCGATGCGAAACGTCCGAAAAACGGATGCAGAGCCCGATGCAGTAAGTGTTGCAATAACTGTCAAAAAATGCTAAGATGGGGCAAAATTGAGCTGTTCGGAGACGAAAAATCGAACGATAAAAAAATCCTCAAAACCCTTGCAATGACGCGGGATTGATGCTATACTATGCAAGTCGCTGGTGTAGCTCAGTCGGCAGAGCGTATCCTTGGTAAGGATAAGGTCACCA